GCGCAAGTGAGCCTAAGTCATTGGCAACATTAGCTGCCTTCTTGACCATACTGATTGCTGACTGTATGCCAGCTAGTGCTGTGATTGGGTCTATCATTTCTTATCTACCTTTTTCCATTCAATACAGTAGACTTTTCGGTTGTACACATCGCCAACCCAAACCCACTTAACACATCTGTACTCAATAGTTACAGCCAACAAAAACGCTAGTACCATGCCCACACAATAATGTAGACACACCAAATGACAGTAATACAAAACAAGACTGCGGTAGTAAAAGCCACAGCCCAATCTTTCATTTTTTAATCCAAGTCTGCCAGACAGCACCAGCAGCAATGACTAACCCACCAATCCACAAAACTGGTTGAGCAATAGATGCTATCCAGTTAAGAACCTTTACAGCACCCTTGGCAGCGTCAATAGCTTCAACAAGGTCTTTTGTGTTCTTATCTATCTCATCTACCTTTGCTTCAACAGCTAATAGACGCTCATAGATTTGCTCATGGCTTACATTGTTCATGGCGCATCAGGCCAAGTAATAGTCCAAGGGAAACCTGTCTGCGTAGTCACATCACGCAAGGCTTGACGATAGGTAGCCCATACTGCTTTGTCAACAGGAGCGTCAGCTACTTGTGTCCAATCACAGTCTTTTAGTTTCTCATCCCTTGAAGCACGAACACTCTTAGCCTGTTCAGCATCCTTAGTTGCTTTGTAGGCTACTTCTTGTTCAGCAGCAGTAGTAGTTACACCATCTACCACTTGGTCAATGAAGACAGGGCCAAGGATATATTTGGTGTACCACTTACCATCTACTTGCTCAACACCAGAGGCTTGAGAGTATTGGTAAACAGTACCACCAGAGGCTTGTGGGCCTTCAAAGACTACATCAGCACCCAAAGCCGTTAAGACTTCAGTTGTTGTTATGTCCCATGATGGGCCACCATTGGCTTTGGTGTATGCGCGAAACTCTGCTTCGTACATGACTTGTCCATTATTTGTTCTGATTTGCATGATTAAACTCCTCGGTATTTGTAATAGCTTGAGACAGTAGCTCCACACTCTTTCATGGCGTGTAAAGCAGTACAACCTGTTTCATTAACCATCTTGATGGCATCCAATGCTTTTTGTTTTGAACCATCACGCCATTTGGTCAAGTTAATGTCTTTAAAGGACAAGCCAAAATCAGGCAAGTATTTAGTCAACGCTCTGCGTGATACACCAATTGATTTCAACTCGTACAAAGCCGCATCACCTACAACCATAAACAAGCGTACAAACTCGGCAACACGTTGTTTAGAGGCTTCTTCTTGAACACTCTTTGGCATTATTAAGCCACGCAGTTGTTCCCACTCAGGCGTGTAGTCAAGCAAAGTGTTTGCACCTACTTCGTATTTGTTTGCAAGCATCCTAATACTAGCTCCTGCATAACGCTCATCAAGAATGTCAAAAATAAACTTTCTTGTGCCGTCTTTAATAGCTTCAGAAATCTTTAGTTTTGATTCTGGTGTGTGCGGTCTGGCTAAACCTTCACCACCAATTGTCTTGAAATGGCAGTTGTACAAATATGATTTGTCTTCATCAAAAGCCTTAAACCACTCAGCTTCTTTTTCTTGGATTAGTTCTGGTGTCGCAGAATCAACCACTTTAAACTCAAACGCTTGCTCACCATGCTTGTTGAATGAATACTGTAGCCTTGGATTGCCATGTGCACCTCTACGCAATTCAGAAAAGTGTGCACGTTTACGTTGTGCAGGGTCATTAGTCCTACCAATGTAGAACTTGCCTGTATTAGCGTTTTCAATGATGTAAATGTATTCCATTACGCAATTGCCAACGCTATGTAGCTGGCCCCGTTAATGTTCACATTATTACCTGAAGCGGCTGTAACTTGAAATCCTGTTGACGTTGTATCAACCCAGTTTGTAGAAGTCACTTCTGCTGCTGTAGAGTTTAATAAAAGGTAGGGGTCTGTAGATGATGATAACCCCCTGCTTGAATCCCAAACGTACCAATCACCCGTAGAGTCAGTTCTTTTTATGAGGACGAAGCGGCTACCAGCAGTAAACCCACAGTCAATTGTTTGCAATGTACCCGTTCCAGTAAACGAGGTGCATTTGGAAACTCCTGCACAAGTTGCAAAGAGGTAAGCAACGTAAGTTCCACCACCAGCGTTTACATCACCATCTGTGTTGACAGTGAAAACCGTACTCGTTGGGGAAGTGTTGTTCCAATACGCAGAGTCAGTAACGGCCGAAGACGTGTCGTTTAGATAAAGTGCTTTTGTTGCTCCAATAGTTGCGCTGTAAACTAGCCAGTATCCCGATGCGTTTCTACGTTTCACAATCATCAACTCAGGCACAACACCTAAGTTATGTGCAACTGTTCTTGCGCTTCCCGTCCCTGTATAGCAAACCACATCAAAGAAGCTAGGGGCACGTGTATAAAAATAATTTATGTAGTTAAGTGTACCAATGCTGTCTGTAATGCGAACACCATTTTGTTCGTCTAACGCCCAAATTGCTGAATTGGATTCAGCACCAGTTGAGTTTGGAAATAAAGATGGATTTGTAAATTGACTAGAACCACGCAATCGGTCAAAAATACGCATTGAATTAGCGCCATCTTTTTGCTTTGACCAACTCATATCAACCCTAGACTGTCCAGAAATAACTACGCCAGCAGTAAAGTTGCTATTTTGTACAGGGGTAAACACCTTAGTCGCATCCGTAGGCACTTTCATTGGGCCTCTACGAATGGCTATGTAGATGTACTGTCCAGTAGTTGCTACGTTTACTGCATCAAACCCTGTTGAAGTTACAGCAATAGCAGATAGTCCATCATCAAGCTCTGCACCTGATGTGTTTGCACGTAATGTCTTTTGAGTAGCACTTAAAGGTGGAGCAAGAAATTCTCGCATTGAATCTGTTATGTACCAATTATCAGCACCATTTGTTTGCTTCATTAAAACCCAAGCAGGTTCATATCCAAGCGATATAGTAGCAGCCCCGCTAGAGGCAGTAAACGACCCACACGAAATCACATTGTCTGTACCAGTTAGGCCAAAGCCTCCTGCGTTGTGGGCAAATAGGTAGGCAACGTAGGAGTCGTCAATAGCGTTAGCAGATGTGTTACCTAGAGAAAAAACAGAGCTTGTAGGAGTTGTACTATTCCAAATAGTAGCCGATGTACCAGCAGATGCAGTAGTATTCAAACGCAAGAATTGTGTATTTCCTAAACTTTGGTGGTAAGTCCACCAATCTCCAGCACCATTTGTTTTTTTAACAATAATCATTGCTGGTACAGAACCAAGATTATGAGCAATAGTTGTGTTAGAACCCGTTCCTGTCCAAGTCACAACATCAAAAAACTTTGGTTGCTTGCGGAATGTCCATGAGACATTGGTTGAGCCAGATGTGTTGAAGATGTTGTTATCTCCAATACTAAACCCATCAGAGTTAAAGGCTGTTAACGTATTCGTGCTGGTACTTTGGGCATTTGTAGAGTTAGAAAAAATCCTGTTGTAGATACCTCTTTCCGTATCAAAAAGCATGTTGGCTTCAGCAAGGCTTCTGCACTTTGTCCAAACCAAGCCACCTTTGGTAGACAAGTCAATTCCATTAGTAATGGTCTGTGTGGAGCCGTTGCCTGTATAAAGATAAGTGCTGAAAATTTGTTCTATATATACAGGCTCAACAGCAACCCCGCCACCGAATCCATCGTAGCTTGCAGCCCCACTCGTAGCTTGTAACGGCATTGTTATTCCTTATCTTTACAGTTATCAAAGTGCCAACGCTTTGCAGTATTGACAGCGATACATTTTTGGCAATGAGGACAATCAACTTTAGGTTTTGGCAAACCCTTACGCATTGCACTCATTTTAGCTTTTGATTCTTCAGATTGCTTACGCCCTTTCATTGGGCTAGGGCGACCTAACAATGCTTCAGAAGTCTTGCGCTTTGTTTCTTCAGATGGTCGGTAATTTGTAGTCAATCTTGCTTTGGCAATGTTTGCTCTACCTTCTTCAGACTTAGGTTTTCGCATCTTTTGCTTATGTTCTTCTGTCATAACACGATTCTTTTGACGCTCAGAAGCAAGGCGTTTATTTTCTTCAGTATGCTTGTAACCTTTAGCACCATCACCACCATCTGTCATATTGGTCAATGGTATGCCAATATCACGCATTTCAGCAATTAACAAACACTCAAAATCAATAGCCTGTGCATCTGAAACATTTTCTTCAACTTTGGTAATGATTGG